ATGCGGCAGCTCTTTATACTGTTCAGCTTGTGCTTTAGTCTTTCGCTTACTGCGCAAGAGAAAATAACCTTGTTGTTTGTGGGAGACCTGATGCAGCATCAGGCACAAATAGAGGCTGCCCGTGTAGGGACATCCTATGATTATTCGTCTTGTTTCAAGCATGTAAAAGATGAGATAAGTGCGGCAGACTTGGCTATTGCCAACCTGGAAGTGACATTGGGCGGCAAGCCTTATAGCGGCTATCCGGCCTTTAGTGCTCCCGATGAATATCTGCATGCCGTCAAAGAAGCCGGCTTTGACGTATTGCTCACGGCGAATAATCATTGCCTTGACCGAAGGAAAAAAGGATTGGAACGCACCATCCTGATGCTGGACTCCTTGCATATCCCACATGCGGGCACTTATGTAAATAAGGACAAACGGGACGAGGACTATCCCTTATTGATAGAAAAGAATCAGTTTCGCATCGTTCTGCTCAATTATACTTATGGAACAAACGGCATTGAAGTCACTCCGCCCAATGTGGTGAACTACATTGACCGGGAACAAATCAAGAAAGATATTCTTAAGGCGCGCCGCATGATGCCCGATGTCATTATAGCGTGCATGCATTGGGGGATAGAATATCGTTCATTGCCTGAACGTTCGGAACGGGACTTGGCAGATTGGATGATAACTCAGGGGGTAGATCATGTGATAGGTTCTCATCCCCATGTACTTCAACCCATGGAGGTCATACAAGATAAGCATACTCCTGCCAAACATGTCGTTGTGTATTCATTGGGTAATTTTATATCAAACATGTCGAAAGAAGATACGGATGGGGGAGCTATGGTGAAATTGGAATTGCAGCGTATTTTTAGAATAACTCGTTTGATTAACTGTGAATATTCTCTAGTTTGGACTTCACGTCCCAATTTAAGTGGAAAAAAAGGATTTGAGCTTTATCCGGCTTCTTTCCTTGATAAACCGATTAAAAATGAGGAGGTTAGTGCGATGAAACGTTTTCTTATGAGAGCTAGAATATTGTTTGATACATACAATAGAGGAATAAAAGAATATTTTTTTGAATAATTTTTCGGCAAAAAGTTTGCAGATATAAAAAAAAGCCTTACCTTTGCATCGCTTTTGAAAGGAAAGCCAATACGGTGGCTGTAGTTCAGTTGGTTAGAGCGTCAGATTGTGGTTCTGAATGTCGTGGGTTCGAGTCCCATCTGCCACCCATGCAAAAAGAGGAAATTCGATAAGAATGTTCCTCTTTTTTGTTGTTTATAAGGGATTTACGAAATGTATCCTAAAAATATGTCATAAAGAACAGCTTTACAAGTAAATTTTAAAACCTACAAGTAATACTAAATTGTTTTAGCAATGTTTTAGCAAAAAAATATGGCAACATTTAAACCTACAATATTCAAAGAAAGGCAACGTGAAGATAAGACCTGGAACGTTGTTATCCGTTTTACTCATGAGCGGAAAGTACGATATATATCTACTACCATGTATATCTCTAAGAAAGACCTTACTGCCAGCTTTAAGATAAAGAACCAGCTTGTCCTAGACAAGTGTGAGGAATTGATAAAAGTATATCGGAATAAGGTAAATGCACTTAACCTTGAACTAAATTCAATGGATATAGATACAATCATTGAATACATCAAAAAGAAAGATGACAAGAACGGCATAGACTTCATTTCATTTGCAAAAAAATGGTGTCGGTCGCATACTGAAATCAAGGGCGTCAAGAACTACCAAACGGCATTAAATTCTTTCTGCTCATTCTTCGGCAGGGAATCAATTATGTGTAGCGAGATAACCGTTCAAAAGATGAAGGAATATGAAGAATATCTTTCAGATAAGAAACGAGCACAATCCCTTTATACTAATTCTATACTCCGTTTGTTTATGGAGGCAAGAGAATATTACAACGATGAAGATAATGGGATAGTAAGGATTAAACAAAGTCTATCTAAATTTAAGCCTAAACAGCAGAATACAGCAGAGAAGCGAGCTTTATCTGTCGAAGAGATAAGAAAGATATTCGCCCTTCCATACGACAACAAAGATTATAGAGGTCGTAACAGCAGACATGATTTGGCTTTGGATTGTTTTAGATTATCGTTTTGCCTTATGGGGATGAACTCAGCAGATCTCTACAATGCAACTGAATTTGACGGAGAATATATCACTTACTACCGCACCAAGACCAAAGAGAGAAGAAATGACAATGCTAAGATGGTTATTCGCGTGCATCCATTGATTCAACCGTTTATTGACAAGTACAGAGGGAAAGACCATGTGTTTAACTTCTATGAACGATTTTCTTCAATGGGCGACCTTAATCGTGCCATTAACATTGGGCTGAAAGAAGTCGGGAATGAGGTAGGTATAGAAAATTTGCAGTTTTATTCCGCGCGCCATTCTATGGCTACAATAGCCATCAATATTATAGGGATACCTATCTATGTCGTGAATGAAATGTTATGCCATGTAGATTCAAGGCTCCGTGTTACTGAGCTATATATAAAGAAAGACTATTCCATTATAAATGAGGCAAATTTCAAATTGATAGCTTATATGTTTGGGGCATGAGACAGATGTTATGCTGATGAAAATTTAATTCAAAAATAATAATATTTTCATCAAAACGACAAAGGGAATCATTTTACAAATCCACCTCTCTAAACGTTCCATTGTATCATGGCTAGCAGTTGGCAGAATACCCAATGAGGAATATCATCCGATTGCTCAAGCAATATGTTCAACTTATCATCTTTCATATTATGTTAGCATAAAAAAAAGCGGTAAAACCGTTGGGAATTACCGCTCTGATTTATTTTGAATCAACAAGGCTTTATTGATATTTGCCTTTTAAGTTCTCGGTGAATATTTTTCAATAGATATGCCTAGAAATACATTCTTATCAAATTGTAGCCAGAAAAGATGTCAAACTTTCCATATCATCAAATTCTTTTATTTTAGTATCATCAGTCTTTCTAACTCTTTTTTTCTTCCTACTTTCAGAAACAACAGATAGCATATTTTGCACAACACCACTGGCATTGTGTAATTGAATAATATGTTTTTCTACTAAGATACATAGTTCATCAGCGAATGATCTTGAAATAAAAGAAACATCGCTTAAATCAATTATAGAACCACTATGCTCTGCTATTTTTTCTCGTAAAATTTCAGCATTAGAACGTGAGCGTATTTCAGATCCTAATAGATCATGAAGCTTAATTATTTCTTTCATAATACCTCCTATTTTATATACTTCGTATAATCAAATTCTTCACTAACTGTCAATGGTATTCTCATAAGTATAATCGTGCCATTCCAATTAATAGTATCAGGCAATTTTACATAATCACTTCCACCAGATGCATCATGCCTATGAAATGCCCCTCCTGATAACATAAAGAATGCTCCTCCAAGACCTTCCACAATCATACTTTTAGTAGATGATATACCAAATCCTCTACTTTCAGCATCGGGAAGATCTTTAGTCGAATATCCTTCATTTGCATATTTCAATGCTTCAGCTTCATTGTCACCTATCTTATCAAGCATCTTTTGTGACTTGACATAACTTCCATAAATTGTTATTCCATCATCAGCAATGCATATATCCAAACAATTCTCACGTTTCAGATATTGCGTATATATATAACCATAATCACTATCAGAATGTTGATTTATATTGCAAATTAATTCACTAATCAAATACGAAAGTGGAGTTTTAAGTTTTAAATCTAAATTTTTCTGTTTTTCAATAACTCCTTGAATAATGGTCTGCATTGAATCTATATTCTTATTCAATCGACTAAAGCGACATATAGGGATATAACTTTTCCCTAAATATTCTTTCAACGCACTATTTAGGTCCATGTCATCTTTTATCGTCAGCATATCAAAGAACTTAACACATTCTAAATAGTTTTTCATATACCCAACCACATTTTTACACTGTACGTTCTTGCATTTGCTTTTATATATGGCAAATGGGAACAAAAAAAATGGATGGAAAAATGAGGTTTTTGAAAAATCCCAAACAGGAACATCATTATCCCTTATTTGTTCATTCGCAAAAATGACAGAAAATAAATGGTTAAAAACACTACCTATCCGTTCATCTCTATCCGCATTTGGAATATTAATTACCTTATTCATAGTACAAGAAAATAATACTAATATTTACAGAAAGATATCTAATTACGGTATTCCTGTAAATTTCTTATTATAGTGCAAGATAATGCTGTTGTACATACCAGTACTCCTATATGACGCAAATATAGGCAATTATATCAATATGACAATACCAAAGATGGCTATTAACACTTTAAATTTAGCGGTAATTCCAACAAGTCAAAGAACGCTTCTGTTCGATTATTATTTTTCCATTCCCTTTCTGCAATGTTCACACAAGAATTTCTTGGCAACAGGAAACATCTTCTGACCGACATATCCGCTGAGATATTGTGCTTCCTCTCCATAAGGGTCAATTCCGAAAGCCTTGGAGATATGCCGGCATAAATGACCTTTTTCGTGATCCCATGAATTTTGAAACTGTTCGGGGGTAGAAGTCAAAGAGAGCACCATTACCGTCTCTCTTCTCCTGTAGTCCGAATAGGTAAGTCCGGTATTCATCCTGCCTTCTGTCAGGTTGCGATACGCACGTTTGAGGGAATCCCCCCTGCATCCTATACGGTACAGGTCGGTAATGATTTCCTTAGCCCAATAAGTGTGTACCGCATAATACACCTTGACGTGCCAATCCCCATATTTCGGTATGTAGAACTCCTGAACAATCATATAACATCAGACCAAATTACAGGAACTCCTTTACCGATGCAGGTGGCAAAGAATTCATCAAACGCCCTGCAAGGGTCCCCATCAATATCATCAAGGTAGCACTTTATGTGTTTGCACAAATGTGCTTCGTCAACCAATGATTTTTTGAAAAAATCCGCTTTCAACATATTTGCAACATAGGCAACGTCATATCCTTTGTCGTGTTCGATGGTAATTCCGTTTGCTTTGAGCATATCGTCCACCTCATCTTTACTCCAAGGGTCAAGTTTCTTTTCCTTGCCTGTTGCCTCGTCTTTCACTTTCATTTTTGAAACAGCCCATTCGTAAAGTTTTTTACTGAAATGGAATCCGTATGATTCCAGGTATTCTTGCATTCCTGATGGGAATTTGCTATATGTATCTAATCTTTGTTCCATAGCCTTAATTTAAAAAGAGGGGCGTTTCACCCCTCCTGTTATTAATAGAATTCACCGTTAGAGCGTCTGCGTCTGCGTTCGCCCATTTCATCCATACGCGGATATTCAGGAAAGTATCCGGGGTATCTGCGTTCATCCATGCCGGATGAGCTTCCACCACCTGAATAACTTCTCCCACCATCACGGAAACCCATCTCTCCGCGCATCTCTCTCATGGCTTTTTCGTAACCTTTGCGGCAGCCTTCCTTGTAGGCTTCCTCCACTTCGTCACCTCTCATACCGAAGCCGCGTCCGTAATCGTCACGCCCTTCTTCTAATATTTCCCACATTCCCATAATCATTTCTTTGTTTTGGATGTTTCAACCACTCCGAGCTGTTCCATAAGCCGTTTGTTCAATTCCATAAGGTCAGACATGTTCTTGCTCATTTCAGCCATTTGCCCTTTCAGCGTATTGATCTCGTTCTCCTGTCGTTGCTTCTCTGCAAATTCGGGGTTGATCATTGTCAGCATCTCATCACAGGACGCTATCACACTAAGGTCATAGTCTCTGCTGTTAACCCTTTCCAGTCTCTTCTGCTTTATCATGGATATTTCATTGTTCATCGCATCACGTGAACATGATATTACAATATTGCCGTTCTGCCCGAAGTCCGCTATATCTCCTCCGGCAGGAAGGTTCTGGAAAGTTGTATTCTGCCCATTAATGGAAGCCACCACGTCCACCACCATTTCCACCTGAGGAGAAGCAAATGGTTGTGCCACTGGATATTTGGCTCTTGGGGTTGACACACTGACCACTGAGGCTGTTTCTATATAATGTTTGGCTTCTTTGTGAAGTACATACAATTGGCTGTTTGCTCGTAAGTTCTGAAACATGATTGTTTGATTTTAAAGGAGTGTGGCTATTTCCATTTTGGAAATCACCACAAAACTCCATGTTAATTATTACTTGCTCCTTAAAGAAGCTGTTTCTGCTGTAGGAGCCGGAGCCGTTGTCGGTCTGTATCCACCATTAACAAGATACAATTCGTTGGTGTACTTGTTATAGTGAATTTCATAGATGCCTGTTCCGGCTAAGTTTTCAACAGTCACAGGCTCATTGTTATAAGCCATCAACGGTCTTGTGTCCCCATTAGTCCCTATCAGTATCGGAAGAGTTGCAGTCGTGCCGGCAGGTATAGCCTGACGGAGGCTGATATAGAATCCTCCAACATAATCCCTGTTACGGAATGCGTGGTTAGGAAGTTCCAAAGTAACATTCTCCGTGCCGACGGTCACAGCCACCGTAGGAAGAGTGTTGAAATTTGTTCTTCCGATTGATGGGAATAGGGATGGGAATCCTGTAAAAAAGTTAGGCCACATATCTACCTCCTTTCTTACCGGATTAACCCCAGTAGTTGTTGCAACCACATCCACTACGTCCGTATACAGCGTCACCCATATATGCACCGTAGGCGGCTGCGCGGAAACAATCTGTATTAATAGCGGTTAAATTGGGGTATTGAACACTCACAGTATTGGGGAGCTTGCATTTGATTCCATCAACGTCTCCTTGTAATGCCTGCAATCCGGCTGCCAAAGGAGCAATCTGTTGTCCTACTGCACTCAGGATAGTGGCGTTCTGATTACGCTGGGATATTTCGGCTGTTAAAGTAGCCTTTTCCGCAGTAAGAGATGCAATCTTGTCCTGTAATGCCTGATTTTGAATTGCATCAAGTTTGGCAAGGATAGCATTCGTATTTGCAGTAGCACCGTCACGCAATGACAATGCATTGTTGTTCATTGTATTGGTAAGGGCATTCATTGATTCGCAATTCTGCAAACGTCCTTCATAGCCTTGTCTTTCAATAGCTGTTTGCGTTTTGCAGCAACAATCGGCAAGTTGAGTAAGAATAGACTGGTTGCCTGACTGCATAGCATTAATAATCTGGTTGGTTGACAATCCCACCTGATTACCTACTTGTGTAATGCTATTCTGCACATTGCACAATGCTGTCTGAACCTGTTGGGTAGAGCAGTTGAATGAAGAAGCCAATTGAGAGATAGCATTACCGTTACCCTGAATAGCTTGCATCAACAATTCGCGTCCTGCGTTTCCTGCCAATTCTGCCGGAAGTCCGTTAGCTCCGTTTCCTCCACGTCCACCGAACAAACCGCCACCATTGCCGTTCCATCCAAAGATACTTGCTATCACAACAAGCCAGATAATGCTCCACCATCCGTCCTGTCCTCCAAAGCCGTTGCCGTTATTCATCAAGGCAAGCAGGTTAGGGTCTATCCCCTTGTTCCCAAACATTCCGGGAAGCATGGCGGTAATGTCAAGCTTGCTACCGCCTGAACCTCCATTGCCTCCGTCTGAATTAAAAACATAAGTTCTTTCCATAAGTATTTGTATTTTGTATCCCGGTCAAAATTGACCGTATGCAAAAGTACATATGTTGTAACTTATGTAAAATCAGTTGTTTCCCAATGATTTCTTTATATTATCCCAATATATTCTCAACATTTTCCCACTTTCCATCCTCTCATAGAAATTTGATATCATGTAGTTAACGGCACGTTTGGTTTTGTGGATATGAACGGCTATTTGTGAAGGGTACATGCCGCTTTCAGACAGGAGAGACACAAGAAGATACCGGGCATCCACTGTTTCCATGTTTTTATCAGAGGATAATATTTGGTCTACAGGCACTTCGGTTTCTTTTGAAACAATATTAATTATCTTGGCAAAGATTTCTGATTTGCACATAGTTTTTTCTAATTTTTATGCTTATCTTTGCCTCGCCACATAAAACATGAAATTTTGATGAACAAAGCATAAGATATTTATGTTGAAGATATTAGCCCCCAACATCAGGTATCTTATGCTTTATCATGTTTTTATGTGGCAATATTAATATGATGTATGTTGGGGGCTTTTTTTTTAATTCTTAGCCCCCGAAAGAACTGCTTTTGTTATTTTTGAGTAATCGCTACGCTTCTACTCGTAGCGTTGTGAGGATAATCCTCGGTATAGTGTTCTATTTCATTTTGAACCTCCTTTCTTCTTTATCATCCAAATAATAATAAACAGCAATACAAAGATAATACCTAAAGAAAAATCACCAAAATTAATCTTGACTTCCTGCCACCATGTTAGCTCTTTTTCTACCGGGTAAGGAACTTGAACTTCGCGTACACGGTCAACATATAAGGTATCTGTTCTTCCTCTATCCCTGTACTGCGTGCGCCATCGCTCAACGAATACTGTATCACCCTTCTCACGAATGTAGATAGAATCCTTAATGTGGATTGAATCTCTCTCGTGGATGGTGAGATACAAACTGTCTACACGTACAGTTTCAACAGGCACATACTTTACACTGCGGCATGATGAACATATTGCCAGCGTCAGCAATATGACACAATAAATTATGGTTCTCATAAGCTTGCAACATTAACATACAACCCTACCAAGCTGCTTAAGTCATGGGTCAATGCCTGACCGCTGTCCCTTGTGCAGATATACAATACGTCATTCTGAGTATAGTACTTGTCCTTGAATACCTCCATAGGAGGTGTGTAGGGTATCGGGTCATCCTTGGTGCCTGATGCGGTCTCTACAACCACTTCGTAGAGTGCTGCCGTAGCCATGCCGGGATATTGGCTTTCCAAAACCATAGGGATATCTTGCCGGACCTTATACAGGTGTTCCTTGTAATTAACCTTCATTCCCTTGGATAAGGATTCGTCTATATATTCCGCCCAATCGGGATACAGCGATTTAACCTTTAAAGATTCACTGTCTGTCAGGCTCAATGTCTGTATCTGTTTTTTGGCGGATTCCACCATGTTTTGTGCGGATGCAGCCAATATGTAATCAGCGCTATAAGGTTGCGGTTCGTGATTCCATTCTTCCGATTCCATGATTTGTACAAATTCGGGGTCATCCATTCTGTAGGTAGGGAAGGAGTCCTTTGGGAAGAGGTTAACGAATTCTTCATGCAGCACTACTTTCGTGCCGTCTGCGTTGCTTCGCATTGTCGGCATAGCCAACAGTCCATGTTGGGTCAGCCATTCTATTGTAACGATTGTATATCTCATTGTCCAATTATATTAGTTAATACGTAATCAATTAATTCTTGCTCTGTGAATCCGTCTGCCTCTGTTGGTATGGAGTCGAAGGCTATGGAGTTGTAGAAGGCGAGTTTGGATGGATAATTTTCAAAATCAGTAGCGAAATATCTTGGGGTTTTTGTGTTCTCAACTGTTACATCATCATTTACAATTGTCAAAATATGCTTCTTGTTTAGCAGATTTGCACTTGTAATAGTGTTATTCAGAACACCATCAATATAAGTATGTCCGTTGTTTTTCCAATTATAAGCCACATCATCACCGACAGGCTTACCTAATACAGAGAATGTGAGAATGTCCTTTTCTTTTCTCTGCTCGTAAATATATCTATTTTGGGAAGAAGTATTTATAGTCAAAAATAGCATCTTCACTCCACTGCTCAGATTCTCTACCAATCCGTAATCATCTACACCATCTGTCACTAATGCACCGGGATATTCCGGTATCTGAGTAATGGAGATGTCTGTGGAGTAGGGTTGGTCGGAGATAACAGATATATAATTATATCCAGCTTTACCTTGATTAGTATCTAATTCTATATAATTATCTCCATTATGTAACTCAACTCTATTGTCGTATGCAGTATATTGGGCAAAATAAACTTTATTATCGTCTAATATCCCTTCAACATGCCAATTGCAATAGATTATTCTTTCAACCATGTTTTTAGCTCTATAATACCCGAATTTGCCCCAATCTTGTGCCGGTTTCCCTTTAATTTGTCTGCCATTTATATAGTCGAATCTAATATCAATTGCACCATTTACCTTAGTAAATGTCTCATTCTTATACCCATCTACACCGCTCATCATGTCGAAGAGAAAGTTATTCAACTTCATATTCCTTTTCCGACCTGACAGGTCCTGTAGATACCCCGATACCTTAAGTATCTCATTGGTGGGGACAGATTTGCCGCTAGGAAGCATCTCAATCGTAATATTACAATCGCCAACAATATTCCCACTTCTTATCCCAAGGTTATCGACAGCCTGCTCTATAGGAGATAGTGTATAATCCCCATTAGATGGAATTCTTAAAAGCGAACTATTCCAATACCCCCAATATAATTCCTGTCCATCAACCAACCCACTAACTCGGATTTTCATCCCTTTGAAATTACCTCCTTTGCCTATATACACAGAGCTAACTTTTTCAGCCTTCAGATTAGTTATAGTAATATTTGTAGATGTAACCTTAAAAGTACTATCTGTTGATTTAGTCCATTTACCAAAATCATCAGGATACACATCCATCGGTTTGCTCATGTCATAATAGAATGAGATATGCTCCCTTATCCATTGAGGGATAGGGGAAGGCTTGGAACCACCGCCACCCGAACGGATATCGCCAATGTGATTCAGTGCGATTGTATTCAACCGCACCGAATTTAAAGATATTGTGTTAACCTTCATGTCACTCCAAAATTAATGCCTTGACAGGCTTAACATTGCACTGAATCTTGATATGCTGCTCACCAATGACACCTTCGATGTTCTTCTGCCAAACCGTTCCAACACCGTAATCGACTTCAAACGCCACCCAATTCTCACCGTCCAAACTCTGATACAATACCACCTTGGACGGATGTGTATCGAATACCAATTGCAAACCAAATGTAGACGCAGCAGGCTGAAACTTATACTCCTGATTGGAGCCGGATGCTGCAAAATTGCCGGTTATATCCTTTAATGCCATAATTGTAGATTTTATAAACTTAATACCTGTTTCCGATTCTTACCATCTGCCCTAAAGCTTACATGTACCCATGCGAAGTTGCTCTCATCAATCAACTGGTCATAGGGAAGGTTCTTGCGGATATATTCAAACAACAGCTTATTCTGTTGTCTGTCTCCCGTATCGATATCGGCTGCTTCACCCTTCATATGCTGAGAAGACTTGCTTCCCTTGACAGCTTTGTTCAGCTCCGGACAGCGATAACCGCTGTTTACTGTTATAGGCTTTCCCCACCATGTGCGTAATGGGTCCAGTACGTTATCCACCAAGGCAGTAAGAGCCGTTACATGCTCCTGTCTGCATCTGTTGTTGATACCCAAGCGGTCGGCAGTCGTGGACTTGCACAGCTCCGCAATTGTAAAAAACTTCATTTCTTTTCCTCCTTAATTACTTCTTTAATATCTTCTTTGTCAACTTTTAATGTCTTGCCGAAAATCAGCCTGAACGCTTCGACAATATTCAGCTCGATTCCCTTCGGCTTAAGTATGTTGCTGATAATCGAGCACATTTCCAAAAAACACACCATCAGGCAGGAATACATATCGATGTCGTAACGGCTGCCCGATGCCTTGTTTATCATCACCACCATAAAAACGAAGCTGAAGTATGTAACCATCTTGCCCATGGTTCGCCTTACCGCCCGACTGAACCGGACCTGTTCGCCCATTATGATACTCTTTCTCAGCCCGCAGGCTAAATCACATATAATCACGGCAGCAGACACTATCAGCCACGGAATCATGTGTTCTATACTCTCCTGAACGAATGCGGTAGCTATTCCTGCCAATCCTCCGGCTACGCTCTTATCGATGCCATCTCTAACTATTGCACTAATCATTTGTCGGATTAATTTTTAATGTTAAATTTGCAAAACCTTGTTAACCGGACGAGAAAGCTAATCTTGATTCCCTGCCAGCCTGAGAAGGTATGCAGGGAATTTCCCTATCTTAGCCTAATCAAGATTAAACACAAGCTTGCTCGGATAGCCACGGGTATAGTCATAATTAATCAGCTCTTCAAGCGTACTTAATCCGGATACCTCAGATAGATGCTGCTGTGTGACATTATAGCATGATAATGCATACAACTCCAATTGGGCAAGCATCTGTAGTGCCACATCTATTGGAATGGTGTAATTAATCCCCTCAAACCAAAGAACGGTATCAGTCTTTTTGGTACTCTTCTCAATGTTGATGCTGTTCATCAGACCTACACGCATTTCCTTGGAGAGCCACATCTTCTTGCCGGCAAGGGTAAATTCGTTCACATGGTCAGACACATCATATTCTTTGATGCTTTTCTCCAGTTCCCGGACCAATGATTTTCTTACCGACTCTTCATCATTCGTATCACAGTCTGCCCATAATGTATCATATATATATGCTGTCCTTTCTACAGTACCTTCCATCGCAGGATAAGTAACCGTTTCTTCATTGACGCATACCAATGCCTTCTTGCCTGAATAGGTTATTAAAGGCATACACACATCAAATTCATTTCTTTCTGTTTTCATAATCATTCTGTTATAATTCGATAAAAGGGATAGCGAAAGCTCCAGCGTAAGAATCTGCTTTAGCGTCAGCATAGTTACTGCAACTTGCTGTGCGAATTGAGGCGTTGTTGGTTTGAGCAAAACAGCCGACAGCAGTGCTATGCAAACTGCGTTCCCCTGCGTTTATATTATCGTTGATGTACAACCATAGATAAGCATTTTCATAATTACGAGCCCCCCCCTCAACAGTCTCCGCGCAGAAAAGCGAAAAATCATAATCTGATTTCTTTACCCATTGTTCATAAAGGACAGGAAGATTTATTCCCGAATATTCCTTCTTTAGATCCAAACCTCTTTCCATGTCACATTCTTCATTGTCAGGAACACGATATGTATAAGTAGTTCTTGCAGGAATTCTGTTCACATTTGATGCGCAACGGAATTGAACAGGAAGATTATTACCTTCAGGATCCTTTCTGGCAATGTAATATGCTCCATCTAGTATGCGAAATAATCCAACTAACGGAAGATTCCAACCTCTATATATAGGAATCGATCGTTTCAGAATGCCGACTCCTGAATCCATTACCGTACCGTCAGACCATGCAACACCGTCAGCAAACTCCATCTTGGTGTAAGAGTTTACAACGGCTGTCATTACTCCGTCTGCCATTCCTTCACATCCGGGGACATTTCTCACCACGTAGTAATGCTTGCAGGCTTCCATGCCTGCGCCCGTAGACAGGTTGACAGAACCATCGGTTGTACATGACACATTGCCTTCCGGGTCTAGAAAGAATATATTCCCAATACTTCCTATCTTTGACACGAGTCCTGCCTTGGATATACCGTTCAATAGCCTTTGGGCTTCCATTATTTCTAAGAATCCGTACCATGAGTTTCCTGTTACTCCACCAATCAAACGCTGTTTGTCAGATGAACCTGATAGAGACACTGCTTTATCGCCTAATAAATTAATGTATTTAACTGTACCTCCGGCTATCGCCTTCCATCCACTATTTGCAGAAATTTCATTATCTGCAAATGTTTGTGCATCAACACTATCCAAAGTGGTACAACCTACACCAAACAGGTTTAACCTGGTATGTGCCCATGTGCCTATCTCAAAACTCATCAGACAAATAATGATTTCATAGAACTCATAATACATTCCCATATATGGACGATTGGTCGCTTCGTCTGCATTCTTTGCCTGTGCATTCTTGATTGCTTGTACTGCGGACACATATTGTGTCGGGAATCCTCCACCACTTGTTTTGTAGCTTTTTTTGAATATCTTCAAAGGTTCGGTGTATGTCCCGATTGCGTTCTTATTATAGACATAATGGGCGCAATTTCTTACATCACCTTCCAACTTGGCGGTAACACATTCACCGGGGACGATGGCAAACGGTCTGATTCGCTTTGCCATCGTCCCTCCGATACCGAAAGGCAGAAGAGATAATGCCACAATGTTATATTCCCCTTCCGTACCTCCCTGTGGCGTATATTGCATGGTGGTGCGTAAGTAATACAAATCACAATCGGTGAAGTTCATTACGTCTCCATCGGTCCCGTCTATGGCAATATTCCTGCCATCGACAGATTGAGTAAGTCTTCCCGGTGCACATTGTTTTAACAACTTGCCATTCTTAAACACTCCAAGATGCAGATGTGACGCCAACGAGCGAAGTTTTGATGTGTTCCCAAATGTAACCTGTGCATCCGGGTCCGCACTTCCGTTTACTCTTGCGAATCCACATGCACCCAAGGCTTCCAGCTCATTTGCCAGTGCTTCGATAGCGGTTGCGTTGACTTCCTCAGCTGCTTGTGCACGTTTTGTTTCATCAAGAATTCGCTCATTCAATTCGGCTAGCTCTTCCGTAAGGTTTTTACGCGTAGTCGGATGTACCACCGCATCAGTGGTTGTAGCAGGATAAATAGTCTGCCCGCCTTTGGTAAGTTTATGAATTTTAGCCATATAATTCTTATTTTAATTTCGTAAATCTATTTTTATCGGTTTCCGATTAAAGGAAACCACTCAATACATCTTCGTATTCCTTGTCGGAAATTGGAGAGGAAGAAAGCATCTCATTCTGTACATCCTTTACCACAGAGTCCTTTAATTCGGCACGCTGTTCCTCTGTCATGGAATCCCATGTCATTGGGTCTCCCTTATCGCCTTTCTGGTAGTTTGGATAAACGTCAATTGTACCTGTACTGTCATCAGACTTGCCATTGACAAGAACGATGCCTGTAAACTCCATGGATACAAGGTTACAGATACCATCAGCAAAATCAGCATCAGTAAGGTAATACTCGCGTCTGACCGTCAGGTTGCCCGGACGCATGCCATGATTATCAAACACAACCAGCAGGCTGCCATCATCCAGCCTGCGACAGTTCTTGTAATCGTGTCCATCGAAAGAGGCTACAACGGGTTTCGACAATGCTGTCTGATAAGTAAACCGGAAAGGAGTTTTCAGATCTCCATTCAGGTTTTTCTCTATGATTTTAAAATCGGACTGATAATTTATTCTCATAACTATAATATTGATGTCACATCGTCAATTTCCACGGCAGACAGATACTTCTTATCAGCGTCTACGGTTTTCTGATAAGGTGTTAAATCAGGTGCCACGTATCTTTTCAACGCATCGGCAGATAATCTTCCGTTTGTATTCCCTTCCTGGAAGGGTATGTTCTCCTTACCGTTCGGCATTGTCCGTGCGTCAAGCTCGTTAATCGTTTTTCCTGCCATAATTATTTGTTTTACATTATAAACATTCTGCCAATTTCCGCCAATACGGTGATGCCATTAACCTTGATTTCCCCGTCTTCATTTTTCCCGATTGCAAACTCCTTATCCGTAGGGATAACTTCCGCAATGGAAACCAAATCATCGTCTGTGAGTGCCCTTTCGCTGACTGTATAGTCATTGTCTGCCGAAGCGCATTCTCTTGCCTCTTCAAACTCGCGCATCAGTGTTTTTTTCATATCAACATAAGAGAGGTATTTCTCACTCTGCTTAATCGACTCAAGCTCCTGTTTTTCTTCGTTACTTATGTTTTCTTTCTTCTCCAATTCATTCACTCGTGGGAAGGCTTGGGCGTCATATCCTTCGGGCTTCAGCTTGGCATAGATACCGCGCATATCCTCGTTAAAGCTCTCCATTGCCCTTTCGTAGGCTACCAAATTCAAGATAATCTTCACTTTCGTTTTATTGGCAAGCGGCTCGCCCTCATCCGATTTCAGCGGCACGAGCTGCAAAAAACTCATTTTTCTGATGATTTCGTTGATTTTCATTTTGCGCCTCCTTCCTTGGGGATGGAAGACAATATGCTTCTAAGCATACTCTCTATATCTTCGATGGGAGCTTTCATGCCTACCGTCATGGTAAACCCTGTGGGCATGATAGAGGCTGTGCCGACATAAGCATCTCCATCCAATACGATATATTGGATATCATTGGTTGTGTTGTTTGAAACTTCGCCATTTTCATAAAGCCTTGTAATACTTTCTTTTTTTCGTATCAGTTCCATATCTGTATAATTTAATGATTAGTATATTCTTTAATGTATCGGTCCGGGGTTCGGGTCAAGCTTGAGCGGGAACGCCTTCTTCGTGTACTCGTTCGTGTTAAGCTGTAGATATACGTAGTACTCGCCAAGAAAATCAGTTAAGCTAAATGTCCCGAATATTTCAACCTCTCTGTCTTGAATCAGATTGAAATCCTGTAATTTTTCCCTGCCCATATCTTCATCCGAAACCACACGCCTTAGTGTAATCCAATTATTAGTGAGCGTTTTACTACCGACTGAATAATACGTAAGTTTAAGATTCCATTTAACCGCAGTGTTAAGCCCGGTCATTGAGTTAGTCACATATTCGGCAGTCAGATTGATTACCAAACCACTCGCTTCTTCTTCCGATACATACTTAACCCTGCCGGGAGAGCAGTTCATGACAGGCAAAAACAGATTAGCCTTATCCGCCTCGATGATACTTTCAATTTTATTCATGCAAAAAAACGGATATACATCGTAGTATTGACCAAGTGTCAGACCATTGGCAGGCATCTCTAATGTAACCCCCGCTCTGACATTAGCCAGTTTCCTCACGATTCTGTTGGACGAGTCAACCAACATCGCCCCAAACCACCATGTATCAAGGTTGGTAGCGGATTCCATGTCGGACAGCTCGACCGATCCGGGACCTGATTTATCCGCGGTCGTAACATTTCGAGCAAGAGAGCACGATATAGAGCCATACATAGACACCTTGGAATCGCAATAGAAGCTATGGAATGGCGGTTGCGCATCGTGCTTGTACAGCAAGAAATCAGCCAACCTGTACGGACTCGCACTTCCGCCCCAAGGTCTCTCATAGATATATCCGTTCATCTTGTTTCCTGTATACAACTTGGGGATTTCCTCATAAGACGCTACAGGGGGCGGCTTAATGCCGCAATTCCTCATCGAGCCTTTCCACCAAGCTCCTTCACCGTCAGACGGCATGCTCCTGTCAGGAGCGGCAGAGGCAATATGGACAGGCTTACATCTTGACCACATATTAATCTCATGGCTCGTGCATAACCCGCTCACATTCGTTTCAGACGTCCCAAGAACGGAAGCAACGTCACTCCTCAGATTGACAGGAGACGTAATTACGTTATTCGAATTAGCCATATCAGTAGAGCAGTAACAGGGTTATATAAGTCGAGATAAAGGCACACATCTCCATCCAAAACACAGGCTTCCTGAACTTAAGGCATGCCAATACGATTACACCGCCAAGGAAGGTTATAAGAGGGACGTACCAAAAACTCATCAGCACTTGCCATACAAGAGAGGCAAGCGCGCAGATTCCCGCGCTTACATAATGGATATTGCGGTTATAATCCTCCTTGAACAAGGGAGCCGAGCCGACAAACGCCAATGATGCGCTTGCAATGAACGCCAGGAATTGGTATTCTTCCTTGCTGGCTTCGATAAACGATGCAACCAGCAGGGAAGATTCGGCAAGACAGAAGAGCGTGAACAGCCAACCCTTCTTTCCAAGCCGATAGTATGTGTCACTGATACTTGCAGGGATGCCATACATCCCGACTGTATATCCGATATAGGATACAAACAGAACAATCGAAATAACCAATAATGTAACCATAGTTTTTAATTTATAAATTTACGTTTCAAATCATCAATCTCTTTGTGCAGTTCAATTATCTGAGCCTGCAATACTGCCGTATATTGGGCATAGTTCACGGACAGGTAGTGTTCTTTCGAGCTGCCTTTAGTTACCAGCTCAGGATACAATTCTATCATGTCCTGTGCGATAAACCCTATGCTTCCCTTTCCATCCTTGATATAACTGACAGGGGTGATGAACCCTCTGTTCCGTAGCGGTTTTATACATGATTTTAAGCGGGCGTCCGAATAAACGGCAACCTCACCTTCTGCAAGGAATGAACCCCGGACAACCGCCCTGTTATTAGAGGCTTCAAGCTCCAATCTAATCCCCGGGCTGTTACCTCCATCATCATTCGACACTGCTATCAGCATGGTTCCCCATGTGTCGTAATCAGGTCGATACGTGCCGATGGTGTATCTTGTCTGCCATCCAACACCGTCCAGTGTATCCTTCCAGCTAATAATCGGTCTACAGGAGTCGTGCATCATCAAGGAGAGTTGGTTAGCCCTGAATACGGCATTGTCCGGGTTGAAGTATATCGGCCATTGCAATTGCCAACGGTCTGTCATCGTGCTTACGAATGATGCTCTGCATTGAATATTATTGTAGCAATAGAGATTCGTAATATTAACAATACCGTCCGACTGGAACTGAGCTACACGCCCTGCCGAAGTGTAGAATGCGATACCGTAATATCCCGACATGTGCACGAAGTTGTCATTCCCTGCGAAGGATAAACCATTCCAAGGACTACCCCCATCGTGAGCATTACCAGGATCACTACCAATGATGTTACAATCAATCTTACCATTAACTGCCAAATCGCCTGTTATCGTCCCGCCTGCCAAAGGCAGATACTTTCCTGTTACAACATCGTCCTCCAATTGGGACAGTCTGGTCGGGTACGCAGGAAGAGATATCACCCCATTGGATACATTATAAGCAGTTGTGCCCAGCTTTACCTGCTTGGCATATACACTGCCCAAGTCCGGTATGTGGGAAAAATGGATTCTCTTGGACGTGTCAGACTTGGCAAGCTCATCCCACATGGCATCTATATCCAAACCGCCACCGCCTTTTTTATTCGTCCACTTGTTTTTAATCGAGTCGTAGGTCAATACCTGTCCTTCCGATAGAGGAGTAACCAGGTCTACATCGTCCAGCATGCCCAATGAGGTTGCACCACTTCCACCACCGGTTGTCGAACCGAACGCAGCAAGGTCTCCCGTAGCGTAGAAATTAACCATAGACCCATCATCCTTCTCTACATATACGGCATTATTGGCTGCGTCATATTTCAGCAAGGCATTACCGATTTGGACAGAATTGATGGCTTTTATATGAGTGAACGGATATTGAGGTTCCAATATATATTTGAATTCTGCCGAGCGCAAGAACTTAAATGCCGACAGTAATACACCGACCGTTTCCTCACCGACAAAGAATGACAACGGGTCTGCATGGAGTGTACCATCTTCTTCCCACCAAAGTGCACCGTTGGCAAAGTAACCCGTACCGTCAAAGCGCACAAGACCTTTGGCAACGTTTTCCGGCACGCTGCTTTCCGGATAATCGAATTTGTCCAGCATGGAACCTCCCCACCAGGAAGCAATACCTCCGCCGCGCTTGTCGGATTGGTATACACCGTTCGTGCCGCTCATTATCTTGAAACCGCTTTCCGAGGTGTATCCTAAAGCTAACAATGAGGATTGAATAAGACCACCCTCAATATTGGTATATTCCTTAAGTGCTTTCGTCAGATAGGATATATCTCCTATATTCTTCGATATTTCCTTGATGGATTCGTTAAGCTTGCCCTGTATATAATTGTTCGCGGCATTGACATTGGCAATAAAATCACCGTACTTCAAGTTGAACGCTGAATACTTGCCATCCACCATAGCCACTTCGGTCGCTGTGGTCTTACCGTCCTGAATCACACCGTTAATGGTGTTTATAAGCTCCTGTGCCGAGTTATTGAACAAGCGGTACGCAGTTTCCAACTCCGTCTTTACCACGCCTTCATCAAGAAGCTCATTCTCTATAATCTTATTATAGGATTCTGTTACATCGTTTTTGATGGAGTCAATATTATTCAGGTATTTTTTAATCGCAGCCGCTTCCCCTCTGTCTACGATACCATCATTGAATGCTTCATCGGTAAAGTCCTTCATTGAACTTACAGTACTGTCCAGCTTTTCAGCCGCTTTCTTCGTTTCTTCGGCTATTTTCTTTGCTTCTTGCGCCAAAGTGTCATCAGTGTATTTTGATGCAAGCTCCCAATGGGAGATACTAAATGCTTCTCCTGCCTTTTTTGAAGTGTTCGCTCTGAGCATATCGTCCTTGTAAGTACTCCCGTAGGTCGCATTTACCCACATATCACCTATGTCGTATGCGTCCGAATTCTGCGGTTGTCTCACAAAGATGCGTCTTTTCCCATCTGCGGTATCCTGTGCTTTTTGAGCGTTTTCCAAAGCCTTGACAATATCCGTATCGGTAATGGCATTCCAATACCATCCCTTTTCTTGTTCATATTGGAACCGGTATGCTTTTCCCTCCTTGCTGTAATAGAGGTCTCCCAAATGATTGTTCTTCTTCTCATCTGTATCCCAATCGGATGCGGGAAGATTTTCAAGGGTGGGCGCCGGGTCGTAAAACCATGTTTCTATCGCACCGTCAACCTGATTCTGGATATTATCTATTTCCTGCTTGATGTACTCTTTCAGAGGGTCTAAATCCTCAATGTACTTTTCAGATGCTTTTTTGAGAGCATCTTCGATGGTGTCTCCATTGCCGATGGTAGTACCGACCGACAGCTTTCCTTTCAATTCCACGCCTTCACCTTGGGTGAACTTAACAAAGCTGTTACCATCACGGTCCCCAATATACGCATCACCGTATACATGGAAAAACGCCTTGTTGTTAGTTTTGTCTACACCATACTCAACATACTCCTTGTTCAAGTAGGAGTAGGAGTCTATACCGTGATACAGAGTAACACTCGGGCTGAACACATCGGTAGAAGAGAATACAATGGCATTCTGTGCGTCAATATTGCTTTCATCCGTCACGTCCTTGTTGTCAATGCCTTTCCATTTGATTCGTGCACCAAGGTGGGCTACAGTATCACCCTTTGCCGGAATGTCACTGCCTGTGTCGCAATCCGCCATGCTGAGGTCAATATAGTGCAATTTGTATATGCCGACATTGATAGGCTCTTTGCTTGCCCCTACACATAAACGCCAATAATAATGGTTCGCTACCTGTTGGTATTCTCCCGGTTTTTGTATGTTGAAGTTTTTGCTCTGTACCTGGAAACCTGCACGGAAGCGGTTCTCCACTTCCACACCGTCCTGCTCGGCAAGGAAGAAACATCTGTACACGCCTTCGGGGACGCCATTGTCTACCGTTTCTTTATCCATCAATTGGAGTTCACTGCCATCTGCAAGCAATATAGGATTCCCGTCTGCCATTGAAAGTATGGGCGTTTGTTCAATGGTGCCCTTGGTCCAAACATCAATAAGCGTAACAGCACCACCCGGAGTTAGAACTATCTTTCCACCTACAGAATTTACATTTTGTATCTCCAGTGATTCGAAATAGGCTTTCATGCGGACTTTCAGTTTATCAACCTCCGCATAGGTTTGACCTGTTTCCTTATCAACCATTATGATACCACCTGTACTACCACTGACAAATTTCCCTATTTCAAAAGCTTTGTCAGAGGATAACTTGTGCGGGGTACGGTCATCTTTATCTTTTCGCAAGAACATGCTTAATGAGCGCAAAGCCGAGAATGCATTATTGTCGGTAGCCGGTGTGGAATCATTTCTTTTAATCAGATAAACCCCACTGCCCCAACCGCCTGTATAAGTCTGACCTTTCAGGGTAAGAGATTCTATCTTGCCTTCGAGGTCCCCTATACGCGAGTAGGCTGCCGTCTCCCCTACTGTATAAATCGGAGAATCATAAGGATAGTCAAGATTAAACTCGTATCCGATAACCCTTGACTGCCTTCCGTTCTCAAAATAAGCCTTATTGATTAAGTTAACCTTCTGACCGATGCCGTAGAGATTGTGCACTCCGTCCTCACTGTATGCGACATCGGACATCATCATACAGTTGTAAGTGTTGGGGTCTATCTTTGACTTGGCAACGTACTTCTCGGCTTTGTCCTTCAATTCCTGCTCGGCAGACGATACAAGCCCCAGTTCGGTTATTTTCGTACTGTCCCAACCGGATAGAATATAAGTATCCCCATTCTCAGGAATAAGCGCTCCGTCCGGAAGCGGTCTGCCGTAGTTCTCATTTCTGACTATTTCCCAAAGTTGTTCATTCTTATTGTCAGGGTCGAATGTCACAGCGAATTCCATACCATTCAACTTGCCGGATTGGAAAATGATTTTCAATTCCTCACCGGGAAGGATATAGTCCTTTGAGAAGGTAATGCCGGTATCCTTGAAGCGGTAGGCATTCCATTTTTCCTCGATGGTTGTGCCGTCCTCATTCTCCACCTTGTCTGTCACCTCAATAGTTGTGACATCCGACATGGTGCCGACCCTTCGGGGATAGACTTCATCGAAGATAACCACTTGTTCAATGGCTTCCTCGGTAGTCATATCAGGATAAGCGTCTATGTACGGAGTTCCGTCGGGCAACATTAAGCGTTTTTGCACCACACCGTTCACAACCACCGACTCATCAACCGGACGGTAGTTGGAAGGGATATTCCTTGTGGAACCGAAAGCATATATTCGGGTGGCATAGGTCGATTGGGAATCGGAACGTGACATCTCTACAACGTTCACCCCGATTTCAAAGTTAACCGCGTTGCCAAATTCACAACGCCCGAAATGGATTATATTCTCTGTTATCCAACACTCACAGTCCCATTTTTTCGCCATCTCAAAACAAGCATCAAGGATGTTGATGTTCTCATAAGACATCAGTTGTGATTTGTTTTCGACTGTGGGGTCAATGGAGACAACAAAATCTTGTCCTTTGTATGCGTGCCCAAGAGCTTTCAAATTTCTAAGGACTATACCGGCTTGTACGTCAAGCGGAGCGGTCAGGTTCCAGGACGCTTCCTGCCCGGCAGTCTCTGGGGTATATTTGAAGATTTTGTTTTTCCATTTCCAGTAATAGGCATCAAGCCTTAATTCGTAATCGTAGCCGGCGGTATCTGCGTTGAATGCGGGCTTCTGCAAGTCGCACACCTCGAACAATCCGAAGTCGCATTCCACGTATGAGCCAAGTTTGAAATATATAGGATTTTCCAAGAAGAACTTTAATATGATGTGGTCCTCCTTCATCAGAGTAAACTTACGCTTGCAGCCTTCATCGACCGAAGTTGTAAGCTGGATAGCACCGGATATGTCTTTGATGTCGATTTGTTCCATGCCTTCAAAGTTCGCACATAAAAAAAAGAAACCTTAAAAAATAAGGCTTCAAACTATGACAATGGGCAAAATGTCACAAATTAAGTTCTGCTTGCCGGGTTATTTCCTTTTATTCCGCACGTCCCTATAAACTAAATAGGGTGTGTTATCCACACCCTATCATCTACTTTCGCCCTTCCGGGCTCGGGTTTGGCTCATTAAACTTTGCTGAAATTTTTCCGAAAGTTCTACCTAAGCTCTGTGCATAAGTGATATTTTTACCGAGATAAATCAGATGATACATCTCACTACCGTTAGCTGGAACTTGAATATCAACCTTGCCTTTATAAAGTTCAACAAAGAAAGCTTTTTTCTTTGCTTGATAGTCGGATTGGGATTCCCCTTCAATTGTAAATGAAAGTGTTATTTCCCTCTCATCTATTTTAGGGTCATTGACTATCACACGTTTCCCATGTTCTAACCGGGATTTATTTTCTATGAATTCTTTCATGGGTGATGGTGCACCAAGTACATCAAGAAAACCTTCTCCCATTTTTACGCCCCATATAGCATAGGCATCTTTATTGTTTATCAATAGCTCAGCCATAATTTATAATTTTGAAGTATTACGTTTGACTTCGGCAATATCCACTTTGATTTCTTTTAAGTATTTAGCTGAATTGCCTGTATTTTCTGAAATCTGTACCAATTCAAGATAGGATTGCGCTATCAAATCCCGCGTATCATCAGCAATATTTCTTGTTTCCGTATTTATGGAAAGTAGAGCATCTGCTTTTACTGTTAGTAGATTAAGTGATTGAGATTGAATGATAGATTGATTTTTTATTTCTTCTCCTGCAATCTGCAATGCTGTAAACCTACCGTTCAACTCTTCGCCAGTATCTTGACTCATTGTCTGAAAACCTTTGGATGAAGCTGACTGGGATGTTGATTCTTGCGAAATCCTGTCATATCCGGTTGCGGCAGCAAGCTCGTCGCGCAGTTTCATGGCTTCTTCAACCATTTCGTTCCAACCCATAAAATCTCCATCGCCATTCAGCAATTTATCCATTTCATCAGGATCTAATGTACCATCATTTTCCATGAAATTACCGAATCTGTCATACCATGCCCTCAGCTTGTCACTGAACTGTTCACCGATGGCGTTTGACAGCATTGCCTGCATGAAATATTTGGATACGTCATCGGCAACATCCTCAGCACTCTTCTCCATGTCCATCAGGCTGCTTACAAAACTGTCATACATGGAATCAAATGACATCCCGGTCAGCCCTTCATAAAGATTATCGGTCAACTCATCTAGCTTGCCAGCCTGCTCAATATAATCATTAAGCTTATCGGTCAGGCGGTCACCGTATCCACCTTTGCCGGTATTCTGAATAGTTTCCCACATATCAACTGTCTCACGGAGCATTTTCATTTCTTCTGGGGTAAGATTCCAGATATCACCATTCCAATCACGACCGATTTTGCCACTCAGACGGTCTATCTGTTCCTGAGAAAAACCGTTCCAATAGTAATTCCAACTATGATGAGAACCGGAATAACGTGCTTGTTCCTGCGCTATACGCTTGTAATTATCATTAGTTTCTTTTTGATACTTATAAGCATCCCGGTATGCGGCAACAGACTGTATTCCCTTGCTTGCCTTCATTTCGTCAGTCAGGTCTTCGATGGCAGTTTGTAACGTCTCGTTACGGTCTGTCAGCCTGTTAATGGCTTCCTCGACCTCTTTTCTGTTCCCACCGACGCCAAACCATGAATTGAATCCACCAAAGGTAACAGTATCGAGAATATTACCTATATGGCTGAATGCGTTCTGGATGGGCTTTACGATAATATCTCCACTAAGAACATCATCAAGAATCCCTTCAATCGCTCCAAACAAAGTATCTTGCAGAGAAACGAATATACTTGAGAATCCGTCTTTCAACACATCAAGAATGGAAAGAACACTACTGATTATCCCGGTGGGGTCTATATTGGCAATGGCATCACCAATCTTTCCACCAAGTCGCTCCCCGATATCCTTGATACCATCAAACGCTTGCGACAGGGAGCCGGACTTGAGTTTATTCAGACCTCCAGCAAGCCCTTCAAGTGCGCCTCTTACTTTCTCAGAGGAAGTTTTGAGAGTTTCGGCATTTTCAGAAGCCTTTTCTCCAAGTGTCTTCACGCTTTCGGATGCTTGGTTGAATAAGGTCTGTGCTTCATCCACTGCTTGCTGTGCAGATTTAACGTCCCCACCATTCTCCTGCGCCTTTCTAAGGTTTTCCTTCGCCTTGACCAATGCGATTGTGGCTTCAATTTCGCGCTTCTGTGCGTTGTTATAAGCGTTCAGACTATTGCGGTAAAGTTCCAAATCCCTTGCAACATCCTTAAACATGTCCTTCCCAAATGTACCGGACTGCTTTTCTAATTCTGAAAGAATATCGTATATCCTTTGTTTCTCTTCAACGGAAGAATTCTTGAACTCGTCCGATTGCGTGATTTTTTTTAAGTTGTCAATAGTAGGCTGTATCTGTTCCCGAAGCATTGTTCCCAAATCACCGAACACACTTTGCCAATCGATGTTTTGTTGTGCCGCTTTGACATCGATATCCAAAAGCGCGGAATCACGTTCTTTTTCCAATGACAGCCGTTCGCCTTCGCTTTGAGCTTTCCTTATCTTCTCCGCATACTCTTCTGCGATGGCTAACTTCTGCTGCTGGAATGTGCCGTATTCTTTCAGATAGTTGCGCATAGCCTCGGCTTGGGCTTCCGCTTCCTGCTTGTGCGTTTCCGTCACAGCTTGTTGATATCTCTTGAAAGCGTTTTCTTCGGCTTCGTCAAGCAAGGGAGACTGCTGTTCATAGGTTCCGTCTTTCTTTGCCTTTTCACGGGCGGATTCTATCGCGTCCAGTTCTTTCTGATAGTCCAAATCAATCTGCGCCACCTTCTTTTCTGTCCCATCTTCCATCAGATTGATTTCATCCTGCTGATTCTTCCTGCGAAGTGAAAGGAGTTCCTCAGAAAGCCGTTCTTGTTGCTTGCGTTGTTCGTCGGCTTCTCTCTTCAATTTTTCCCTTGCTATTGCTTTCAGTCTAGCTTGTTCAGCATCCAGTTTAGCTTGTTCATTATCCGTTACTCCTAACCCTTTTAGTCGTTCTTCTCTTTCTTTACTAAACTTTTCAGACAATTTCATCAATATATCAAATGTTGATTTTGCCTTATCAGAAGCCATAAGTTCTTTACCTGCTCTTCCTTCTGTATATTTCCCGGGATTAAATACATTACCACCCTGAATAGCCCAATCCAAATTTCCCAAGACATCAACACTTGCATTCCAATAGTCCCAAATATTGGCTCCTCCTTGCAATATTTCATCGGCAGCTATACCGTGTTGAAAAGCTTCTTCTGCTTTTTTTATCGCTAATTGATAAGCCGCTGCTGCTTTTGCTCTTAAGTCAAGAGTCTTGATAAACTGGTCCGTTCCAGAAGAAAGAATTTTTTCGGCATCATTAACATCATTAATTGAAACACCAAGTTCAGAAAAAGCATCTCTATTTTCATATATGAAAGTTTTTTGTTTTGATAAATCACCATCTAATTCTTTCCATTTGGATTGCAATTTATTCAATGTCGCTATACTATTACCATACCCATTATTATTTTCTGCAATGTATTTATTTAATTCAGAGGTCGCAGCTGAGAGAGGTGCTATGCCATCCTTAGCTTTAAATAAAGAAGTAATCCATTCCCCAACCTTATCTCCATGAGTGGTGAGCAAAGTAATGCCTACAATTAATGCAGATTGCCAACTAAACAATGATGACGCAACTTGCTTCCAAATAGGGATACCTTTCTTCCCTGATGCCTTTAACTCTTCATTGGCGGCTTTTGCACGTTTGATTTCATCAGCCAATACAGGAATATTGTTTGAGATGGCAAGAAAGAACGTATTCAACCCCATAGCAGCAGAAGGAAGTTCACGTACAATCTGTTGTACAGACATATTTAAGCCATTGAAACCGCTAGCATAGTTACCTACATTACGGCTAAAAACACCCATAGATTGCTCGATTTCACTTATTTCTTTGTGAGCTTGCTGGATAGAAGCTATTAAATTCGCTCCTTTACTACTATTACGCATTTCGGCGGACATATCAGCATAAGCATCTTTCATTCTGATAAGTTCTTGTCGTAACTCATTTAAAGAATCTGTAGCCGCATTATGTATTTTTATTTGTGTCCTCACTTCGCGTGAGGCATCACTTCTTGCTATTTTTAACTGTTCTATAGTCAGCGTGAGTTGTTTTATCCGTGCAGATTCTGCAATAGTATATTCTGCATCTTTCCCTCTGCTCTTTCTTGTCTTCTCTATTTCTTTTAATTCCTTAGAATATAAACCTATTGCATGGTTTACTTCATATTGCGCATTGACATTTTTCAATAATGAACCAGATGTCTCATTAATAATTTGTTTTAGTTCATCATATGCCTTAGCCTGTGCCTGTACGCTTGCTGTTTCCGCATTATTCGCAGGTGTGTTTACATTACCACTACCAGATTGCGGATTCATACCTGCCGCTTTTGAAAGCTGCTCCTGCGCCTTGATAATCTTTTCCGAAGTATCATTTATACGTCTTGTAGAAAGCATGATTTTGCCTTCTGCCTCAGACACTTTATTTACCAAAGTATCGTATTGCCTCATAAGGGATTTCAATTGCTCCTCCATCCCTTTGGCTATATCAATATCAACTTTCACATTGATACTTTTCAATGCCTCCTTTACATTCTCGATTTCTTGCTTCAATCTTTGAAGTTTCCGAATATCACTGTCTATGTTTGCGAATATACCTGCCATTACCTAAAATATTTTCTTTTTTACCATTCTTTTTGCATATTGAATAGCCGAATCTAACACATCAAACCCCTTTGATTGAACAAAACTTGCATAATTCATACCATCAGCCAAATAAAGACCGTCTTCTTCCTTGCTATGGTATTGTAGATAATATGTGGTGTTTTGAACAGCTTCCATATTAGAGCCTTTGCCATAAACCTCTAAAGCAATGATTTTACCATTTCGCACGACACAAAAGCCCGGAGCATTACGCAGATTCCATGTATGGTTTTGATATATCCTCGGGTATTCTTTGGTACCACTGGCATTATGAGCTATACGGATTGCCTCCCTGCCTATTTCAATCAGTCTATTGAAATAAACGTCCTCAATTTGCCGCTCCAGTTCGTCTAAACCTGATATGTCTCCATGAAATTCCATTAATTGTCAAATTCTCTATTCTTAAACATATCTTCATCCAAAACTTCTTTCATCACGTCACCATAAGCTGTATGAAGCTTATCCTTTTGCATAATCACCATATTCCTATATGGTATCTTATATACCACTTCATCATAGGACAGATGCAGAGACTCAATGAACGATGCAATCTGTCCAAGTAAACAGTCATTTCCTACTGCTTCTGTTTTGCTGTCAAATTTGCTACGTTCTTGGCTAAAATTGACAGCTTGCAAAAATTTTCCACAGAAATCATTGATAGCCCAATTGCTAACGCTTCTACTACTTCGTCAAATGTACCTTTAGATAGTTCTTCACTTAGCTCTTCATTGCCTTGGATTAGCCAAGATAGAGCTTTTGACGCACATTTAACATCCTTCAATGAACGTAGCATATCCATTACCGTAGTCCCATCCTTTAAATCACTCAGATAATATCCCGCTCCTGCTATCTTATGAATCGTAGGAGGGTGAATCACATAAACATTATCATTCACAAATACCGTTTCAAAGTCTTTCTCTAAAACGGCTGCATTAACTATTTTTGCTGCATCCATAAGTTTAAATTAAAATGGTGGTAAGCAACCACCCACCACCATCCGAAAACGATCTATTACATTCTAATAAAAATATCATCCACCTGCGTCAATTTTTGCACCATCAAACAGGTAATCGCTCTTCACCCCGGCATTAGTGTTACTCATTGCCACCGCAGTGACTCCTAACCCGATATTCTTTTCTGCTTGGGTTCCCTTAGCGATAACAGCAGCATTAGTAAAGACAATATAATTACCTGTTTTTGTTTGAGCCACAATGCCTTGATTGATAATACCGGGAGTATCGGAAGCAGCCCAACCTGCATCAGTATCCACCTTTTCTCCGCCTTGCAAGGCTACTTTGTCATCAAAAGTCCATTCTCCCATTGTAAATGTAATGGTTTTGGCTCCTTTTTGTGTAACATCACGATAGTAAATTTCTCCATTTAACTCATTAATATAGTCAGTATAAGTAGGGTCATCCTCTGTATACTGCCATGTGTCTTGATGTGAGTTTTTTACTTCAGTCATGCTACCGAGTAGAGTTTTTAAGCTTGTTTTGGTTACGGCTTCACTAATAACATCACCGTACCAAATCTTTTTTATCCCGATAAATGGTTTCATATTATTTTACATTTAAAATTTCAAACGATAATTTTATGCTCACATAACTACATTTTAAAGCGTTATCTCTTTCAATGCCAAGTGATGACTTAGATATCATATACCAACTTCCGTCAAAATCGCAAACTATTTCATCCTCAATCCACAATGCAGACAATCTTTCCAATTCGTTTAATCTTACCGTGTTAACCTTTCCCAGATAGTCCGGCACACAAATACTCACGTATACAAAGGTTTTCTCCCAATAAGTGTCTGGTTCAATCGGAGTTGAAGTGATAATGACTATAGCTTCGTCTTTCAAAGGCGCATCGATTGAATTCCAGCTGTCATAAATAGCCTTAATGCCGAAATCCTGAACTTCTTTGAAAATAATCTTATATATATCCCCTGTTACTATCATACCCAAATGTCACAACGTCCTTTCAGTTCTTCCGAATAGCACTCAGCATTTTTGATTACCTTGCCTTTCCCTACAACCTCTTTCGTTTCTTTATCCAAACATCTTACTTTTGTGTCTAATGCTATTTTCTTGCCTTCATACACTATATGGTAGGAATAAACCCATAGCTTGCCATTTACCGATACTTCCTGCTGTTGGGAATTATCATGGCAAAAGCATTCTGTAAATTCATTCCACGACTCTCCGCCTGTGCCGGGTATCGGTCGCCCGTACTCGTCATTGTCTGGCGGTATCACCGTTCTTACCATTAATATATGAGGCGCTTCGTCTAACATATCACAAAAAAGTCACTTTAGGTTTGTCCGAGTTCAACTCATCCTTCAATCCGTACTGTTTGCACATCAGGGAATAATAGTCTTTGATACCCTGAATGTCCCAAGATTGTGATTTGGAGTGCCCGTTTTCCGATACGGACTTGGAACTACCACGCAGTAAGAGGGTAGGGATAAACTTTACCATACCGACCGAAACATCCCTGAATTGGCTGTTATTTAAGTTTTCTACATCATCTTCTCCAACTACTCCTGATGGCTTTAGGATTGTAAGGATATTGGCATCACTCAAAGTAATGCCAAAATCCCTGAAGGACTGCTTTATGTAATCAAGTACTTTCATCCTAGCTTAGCATTGTGTCCAAATCCACAATTACAATTTTGTTCGGATTGGTATATTCAGGAATCCATTCACAACCATATTCCATGAATCTTCCTTCATCCGTTCTTACATTGGAGATATACATACCGCCATCTGAACGGCTATAGGTTTTACCAGGTACAGGGTCGGTAATCTCATACGGAGTATGCCAACGCATCTTGCCTTGTTTGGCGGTGGTAAACAACGAAATGCGGTTGTCCTTGAACACCTGTTTCATGGTTCCATCGGGAAGCTCAACCAAATCCTCGTTGATTACGATAGGGGGCAAGCCAAACCCTTGAAAGATGGTAGTAGCCATTTCGCTGGACATCAAGCCGGAAGATAGTTGCACTTCTTTCTGTGCGAAAGACTGTTTATAGAACTCACCAAAGTCCTTTGATCCGACAATAGAATTGATGAATGTCTTTCGCGACATTTCCATCGAAACGAACATACCGAACTTCGTACGAAGTTCAACAATTTGGTCCATAATATATTTCACAAAGTGCTCTTTGTCTTCAGTTCCCGGTGTAAGGCGATGGACCGGCAATTCCATGTCAAGCATTTCGATTCCTTGCGGGTTATCATCTACTTTCACAGAAGCCTTGCCATCTGAACGTAAATCACCGTCCACGATATCCATACGCTTATGCGGAGCGAGCAACACTTGGCGCATATCATCCGTAATATAGTTGATGATGTCGTTCAATGCTCTTTGTTGGTCTGTTGTGCGTGCATTGTTAAACTTGGTAACAAGTTCCTGTAACATATCCAAACGGTCATTATCCATCTGGTAGCGGTCACCCAAATAAGCGACTTCGCCATATCCTGAACCAAGAGATTTACGCTCTCTTAACGGCTTGTTAGAATTGCGGTCGATAACAGAACCGGCTGTTACACCTGTAACCGTACCGAGATAGGTTTTAAACACGCGTGATTTCGTTTCCTCGAAATCAAGATGCTTCTTCCAAAAAATAGTATCAAGGCGGAGAGCTTGCACACGGTCAATCACCGCTTTTACTATTTCGGGGTCATTCAATAATGTCTGAACTGTCAAATACATATACCCTCCTTTCCTTAATAAGTGAACATGAATCTATCACCGAGAGAAGCCTTATCCTTCTCAGAGATGGGGACAATGAGCTTGGTCGGTCTAATCTCGTAGGCACGTCCGATGGCTGTCACGGTTGCTCCTTCTTCGACTTTGGTAGTGGCATAGTTCAACGCTGTTGCAGTTGCTTTCGGTTCTGTACCATCCTGCGCTTTGGCTTCAAATAGCACCGTTCCGGCTTCAACCGTCACACTACTCCCGAAAGCTGCTGCCAAAGTAAGTGTGTCGTAGTCGGCATTGGCTTTGTCAATCTTGTTAACTTTAGCCCCATTCGTACCATCTCCGATAAACATACCGACATAAGCCAATGAATTTTTCTTCACTTTCATGTTTGTGCCTGTGGTGTACTTCTCTGCCACTTCCACATTGATTACCACCGTGGCTTGTCTTTTTTTGAAGTCAAGAACCAACGGCGTAAGGGGCGGAATGGTTTTCACGCCCGTAAGGTTTGTAAGAACCAGATTGAAACCTCCTGAATAGCGATATATCGTTTCAATACGGCACATTTCAGGAGTAGGCTTTTCAATCTGTTCCAAATTGTAATGAAGTCCTGCTGGCATAATCTTTTTACCTTTTTAAGTTACTGATTCTGTTTGTTAATCTCTTCCGTTCCCTTGTTAATCATGGCAGCAATGGCATGGTTTTCTTTTTCGGTACGCTGCTCTGCTGTTTGGGGAACTTCCACGCCTTGAAATCCCGCATTGGTCATCTCCTGTTTCACGTCCTTGAAATAAGCGTCCAAGTCCGCATCTGTTGGAATATTGCGATCTTTCAACATAAAATCGGGAATACCATATTCTTTTGCTTTAGCGGATACCTGCGCATTGCGCTGTGCCTGTACTCGCTCCTGTTCGTAACCGGCAAGTTTTTCAGAAAGAGTTTTGTTGGAATCAATCAGAGCTTGTGCCCAAGATGGAACATCATCTTTCTTTTCTTCTTCCGGCTTCGGCTTCGGATTTGGGTTGGGATTCTCGATTGGCTTTCCGTCTTTCAGCCCATGCTTCTTCTCATAGTTCGATATCGAGGAAGCCTGTGCTTGTCCTGCACGGAAATCACCATAATTTTGCATCACGTCCTGAAAAGAGATACCCTCAACGATTGAGTTTACCTGTGTTCCGTCCGTTACGCCCTCTGCCTTTTTGGTGGCGATTCGGGTCAAAGTGGCAGTGTCTACCCCAGTAAACTTCTGTTGCAGTCCTGTCAAGATCTGTTCTAAGATTGTCATACCGTATGAATTTGATTTATAAATTTCATACGGTAAAATTCGTTATTAATAAAGAGGATAAGAAATAATCAGAAGGCGTATTTATGACATTAGAACGATTGTCATAAATACGATAAGGAGGTGTGGCTATATAGCAATTTTTATTTGAATTTTTATATTGAAATGGAAAGCCCCGTTCCTTCTGGTTCGGGGCTGAATTTATTATTTATAATCAGATATTGACCAATTGGCATTCACAAATTCCGCTTTATCAGTACAAGAGGGGAGTTTGCTTCGAAGGCTTGAAAACACGTAGCGCAGTTTTTCAAAGCTGGACTTGTATGTCAAGTTTCCCTCCAAGCCCTTTCGTTACAATATCATAAAGCGTGGAAAGGGTAATATTACTGCCCTCCCTTTCAATTTTAGAGATAAAAGACCGTTCTTTCCCTATTTTCCCTGCAAGCTCTCTTTGTGTCATTTTCCTTGCTTCACGGGCATTGCGTATTTGAAGCCCGACACGCAGGTTGGAAAGTTCGGTTTCAATCTTATCCCGGCGCGGAGTGCCTATTTCTCCGTAAACTTCTTTTTTAATATCATTCAAAGTGTAAGTTTCCATATCATTCCCTTTCTTTTGCCTTTACATCATAGGTTTCACAATGTCGAATTTCAGACCGAGCGCGTTAATTATGCGCAGGAACAGCCCTACCCCCGGCTCTATAAGTCCGTTCTCTATTTTGGAGATATAAGACTTGTTTGTGCCAACTCTTTTTGCAAGTTCGCTTTGTGTCATCTTCGCTTCTTTCCTTGCTTCCACAAGAATTTGGCTCGTGTAGAAAGCGTATGCCTCCTCATCGAATTTAGCTCTTTCAACAGAACCGTCTTTTCCGTATTTCTGTTCGAGAACAGCACTGTAATCATTTATTTGATGATTGTTTGTTTCCATAATATGCCTCCTTTATTTTTAATGCTTTTTCTATTTCTGCCGGTGGTGTCTTTTGCGTTTTCTTTTGAAAACCGTTGAACAAGACAACTATTGCTCCCTCGTCAAAGATGAAGAACACCCTATAGATATTACTGTTGTACTCCATGCGCAATTCATACAATTCGTCACGCAGAAACTTTATGAATTTAATCGGCAACCTATCCTCTGATTCCAACAAGGAGATTATATAATCCAGTTTCTTGATTTCTTTGTCTGAAAGCGTGGAAATAAATCTTTCAAAATATCCTCCGTATGTTATTATTTTACGTTTCATGCTACAAATATAGCAAAAGTTTCTTTATATAGCAACAAATAACAAAGATATTTCTTCATGTGACAACTTTTTCAGCATTTTCTTTGCCGTATCAAAATTGTTCGCGTAACGCAACTTTAAGGTACAAAAATGCCCCGAACCATAGGAACGGGGCTGGAATTATAATTCAATATAGTTAAAATCATTAATACTGCCGTTAGGAGAAAATGATAACTCCCAACATATTACTTCATTATAATCTGTTGTCCAAGCACCAATAGTTGGTACTTGTATTGAACTATTATTCAGTATCTGGTGATACATCCTATTGCCGATATAAATATAAAAGAAATTTAAGGGATAATTTTTAGCACTACCTTTAGTTGCTGATTTTATGCCAGAATTAAATGTATTAAAGGTTCTTGTAACATTGCCAAAATAAGCAGAGTATGTTGTTATCGACTTCCCACTTAAGGTATTACTTCTTGAAACTATTGCATCATTTGATTTTGTTAAGTTTAAAGTTTTATGTTTTCTCTCCCCATGTAAATCAACGTATGAAATTTCGACGTTCATTTCAGTATCTGATATATTCTTAATGGTATAAATCGTTTCTCTATTGAAATAATTATTTAAACATGAAATTTCATTTTCTGTTTGGTCATAATCGCCGCTATCAATAAATTCATCTGCTATATAAGCAGAATAGAAACCATCTTCGCCAAAAGAGACGAAATAATTACCATCTTCCCAAGTACCAATAATGGATGGTGAAGATAAGTCATCATTATTTTCTATTAATTCATCATCTTTAGAGCAAGATGAGATGATAAACAAAACCACCAGCATGGGCAGCATAAATAACATTTTCTTCATTTTACTTTTATTTATTAATTAAACATTAGGATTCAATTTTATTTCTTTTCCACAATGAGGACAGTGTATCACTCCCTCTTTTGGTTTATTAAAGAGTTCAGGAATTTCAACTCCCAACGCATCTGCTATTTCTGATAGCCTATCCATATTAAACTTATTACGAGAAACAGCCTGTGAGAAAGAAACAGGTTGTATCCCTAATTTATCGGCGAGTTGGGCTTGCGTTAGCCCCTTTTCTCTGCAAAGTTCCTTAATTCTTAATTCTGTATTTGCCATATATTTCTTGTTTTTGGCGCAAATATAATAAATATAGTTTATATGCGAAATAAAAATAAGATATTTATTTACTTATACTATATTTTATGTAAATAAGTGTAAATTTAGCATCAATACTATATAAAAGCTGTTAAATATAGCATTAATACATAATAGTGGTTTGATTATTTCGCATATATACTATATATTTGCATCAACAAAGTAATAAAACAATAGATAAAACATAAGCAATATGAGAACAAGAGATTTTTTAAGCAGCGTAATGAAGCTAGCTTGGCAAATGGTACGTAAGAATGGTTATACGATGTCTGAGGCATTAAAGGTGGCTTGGCTGAATATGAGACTAAAAATGCAAATGAAGCAAAAGATTGTGCGCTTCTACTATCGTAAAGTATCGGGCGAAATCAGAGAAGCGTTTGGCAGCTTGCGAGAAAACCTGTTACCTGAAACAAAAGGTACAGGTAAGAAACCGAATGATACCCTGTTTACTTACTTCGATACAGAGCGTGGTGAATATCGTTCATTCAAGCGTGCAAATTTGCTTTCTATCGGTGATTTGAAATAGTAATATAAACAATGTGTGCGGTACTGGTACTACCGCACACCATAAACCAATAAATAATATGAATAACGTATCAGTTTACAACGGCAAAGGTAATGAAATTATATCAACGTTGGTATATGAAAATGAAAAAGGTGTGGATATTACCACAAGTTTGATTGTAGCACAAGTGTTCGGTAAAGAACATAATAAAGTTTGCCGTGACATTGAAAACCTTTCATGTTCAACGAGTTTTAGGGACGCCAATTTTGGCGAGACCCCCTACGTCCACCCACAGAACGGACAAACTTACAAGATGTACACCATGACCAAAGACGGTTTCAGTTTCCTTGTCATGGGTTACACCGGAGCAAAAGCAGGCGAGTTCAAAGAAAGGTTCATCAATGAGTTTAACAGACGGGAAGCATTGCTAAAGGATGATGATTATATCCTCATGCGTTCCCAACAAATTTTGCAGAAACGTATAGAGATTGCAGAGCAGAAGATTAAGCAGCTTGAGGACAAAAACGCCAGACAGGAACCTTTGGTGTCATTCGCCCAAACAGCTTTCAAGGCAGAGGGAAAGGTAGATATAGGTCAAGCCGCCAAAATACTCGGTTTGCCGTTCGGACGCAACACGCTTTTCAAGAAGCTAAAGGAGAAGGGAATACTTTTCAAACGGAACGAGCCGAAACAGAAGTACGTGGATGCCGGATATTTCGAGTTAACCCAACTGCCACCTATACACCGCAATAACCATCCGGACATTATAGTGATGAAAGTGCTGTGCACTCAAAAAGGATTAGCCTACATCAACCACCTGTTTGGCGGAAGTAAGTCTGATGGGAAACTTGCGAAAATAGTATAATCATTATAAATCAATCATTTAGAGGTACGGAGTAATGACGTACAGCCCAAACTATACCCCAAATTATGATAGAACTAATAATAATATTCGTCAGCCTGTACTTAGGATACAGACTGTTCGGGAAAGACGGTGAGAGATTTTTCTATTGATTTTAAAATTAAGTACAAACATTAAAATATAACGAATATGACACAGATTAATTTAGAAGAATAAAGAAACAAGCTGTACATGATGGCATATTAGAAGCTATCTGCTTGCTTAGAGAAACGAGAAATAAGGTTAACTCTTTAATTCTCGATGAAGAAGTTACCTGCGTGATTGATGCAGAAGACCAGCTAATCAGAATGAGTAATTCGCTTTGTAATTTCACCACTGAATTGAGTGGTATTGTAGGCGTTATCTTTTCAGATAGAGCTGATGAAGCAATAGGCAAAGCTCTAAAATTAAATATGTAACACGATTATACAAAGGCAGTATTAGCACGACTTTAAAGACTGCCTTTATTAATACGGCCACATAATTTAAGTATAAGAACACTTGTTGGGGATTCTTTGCCAACATATCATCTTAGACGCCCCGGTAGCAATACGGCTACCGGGCATGGGAATAGGCAATGACAATTTGAAAGCAAATCACAACGGCTATTCCGCATTTATCTGTTCTATTTCTTCTTGCATTTTATCTATGTTCCCTACAAATGCCATGGCACTTTGCTGAGACCAAATCCCCCCATCTTTAGCCTTGATAGCCACATCAATCTTCTCGCTCAAATCCTCCAACCGGTAAGGTTGCATTTGGACATCAACGTCAATAGTATTGGAGGCAGGCTCAAGGCTGGAATTAACAGAACCAAGTGCAGAAATGAGGAAATTAACACGTCTCTGCATAAAGTCTCCCATCGTTTCATTCAAGTTCTCCACATTTAAATGGGTCGACATAAATACGTAATCGAAAGCTACTCCCGACACGGCATTGCCTGTACCTTTAAGGCTGTCAAACGAAATGCGTGGAGTGTTAGTCAATCCATATATCTGAGAAAAAAGAGTTTCCACTTCAAACTTAATTGTATCAGGAACTTGCTGCCATGTTAAATACTGTGCGTCAGCTTTGTCTCCAAGTAGTTCCACAACACGATTTTTAAACTCACCTGAAAAACGCTGTACATCACCAAATAGCATCAAAATAGGGAAGAAATGGTAGTCAATGCAGTCCGCATAATTTGACATCAGTTTTTCCAACCGCACCCGAAGTGTATTAATCTTCTCACAATAAGCTTCTGGACGATAACAATACAGTATAGGCAGTTTCTTGAAGTTATGTCTGAATGCAGACACCGGCTTCCATTCATCGGAAAGTTCCCATTGATAAACAAAATCGGATGTAATGGTCATAAAGCAAGTAATTTCCACATCATCCAAATCCTTTTTTTTATACTCACGAGAAAAAGCAACTAAATCACCGCTATCGTCAAAAAAAGGGTAAAGTTTATCTCCGCGAAAGGGGGACCAAATGACACTTCTCAAACGATATTCAGGTTTGGAATTCCCAAATATATCAGAGACTTTACGTTTTAATTTCGACCAAAAATCATCATCTTTGACCACATACCAATATTCGGCACATTCCTGTTCTGCCAGCCATGAACGGACAATCTTTTTATTTTGGTACTTAATCTTATTTCGTTTTAAAATTTGTTTTAATGCCAAGAATATCCCCTCTTCTGTCTTGTCGGGATTACAATCAAGCAAAGGTTCTGTTCCAACAGTAAATGCTGTTTGTATGTTTACGATATCCTGCTCGATAGGTAAAGCGATGCGGTTAGGCTCCACGTCCTTCGTTCTCTTCGGGATGGTGATTATCTTACCTGACTTTTCATCATAGGTCTCTTTCTCCTTTTCGACCGTGATTTTAATCTTCGGGTACTTCTCCGTGTCTGTGATTATCTCGTGCCGGTTGGGGTCCCAATCGCTATAGAGCTTCGCTGCATCAGGGAGCTTTGTCTTGCGGCCTTTTTTTAAATAGGCTATCTTTTGGCCTATATCTTCTATTTTTAAAACTTCGTCTATTGTTCTCATATATCAATATTTAGTGCGCGAATATTCCCGAATTGTCGCGCGGTCTCAAAATTCGCCCTAAGATATGTCCCAAAATATAATACCTAATCGGGTCGATGCAATGATTCCAAGCGTCTATCGGCTCATTAATATAATGTCCATCTTTATCCTTGTCCCAAACATAATTGCGTAGTTCTTCCATAATGTGGTAAGAACGTTTTGTAACGAACAATTCATATTCTTTTATTTTATCAATACCGGCAACCACAGAACCAGGATATTTATCGACTGGATAGATGTTCACGCCCCTGTTTTTCACTTCCTGTATTAAACGAGGGTCTGCGCTATCCCCGTACACTTTCAATCCCCATGGCTTCAATTTACGTGCAATCTCATTGGTTAACATTCCTGTTTCATAAAACAATTCATCCACATAAAGTCTATTGTCAATAATTCCACACCTGATTCCTGTTGATGGGTCGTTCGTAAATCCCCAATCGGAAGCAAGAGCCACCTTTTTGCACCATTGTGGGAACTCGTCCACGATGCCCCATTTTTTGAACACAGCTCCCTCCGCCACGTCAGCCCAGCGACCGATAACCACATGGGCATATTTCTCCGGATTATTTACCTTCATATCCTCGACCTCTTTCAGGAACTCAGGAGAAAGGTTGTCCAAGTTATCAAAATACGTAGTATGGATATGAAGTACATTCGGATGAGTAGAGATTTGGACCTGCACACCGTCAATCTCTACCAGCTTGTGAGTTTTCTCAATGAATCGCCTATACACCCAATGATTGCTATCACATGGGTTCATAATTATAATGATTCGGTTCTGAATGCCCTTTTGTCGAATAGACAACATAATCTTTTCAAAATCTTCCTCGCTTGTCCACTCTTCTGCTTCATCGCATACAAAGGTTGTAAGACCTTGAATTGACTTTAGTTTAGCAGTTTGGACGCCTGATGAAGTTCTTATCCCGCGAAACATAATAACACTGCCAGAATAGGTATTGGTTATATCGACCTTAGTGACATCAAAATATTCCGGCGCAAGATCTAACTCTGCTTTTTCTTGAAATTCCGGAATAATAGACATGGAAGCCGAAACCATCGTATAACGGGAGAATAATATTTTATGGCCACTTTCAAAAGACAGTCTCTCTAAAAATGTAGAAATATTATAGCTTTTCCCGCTTCCTCTTCCCCCAGTTACAATAGTAATAAACTTATCAGTGTTCTCATATAAAGGAGCATACTTACTTTGTGATATAATACCAAACAAACTCATCTTTTGACCCCTCCATTTTTCAAGAACTCAATGACAGGGATGCTCCCTTTCAGTTTGATTGTACTATCTTGCTTCTCTGCAAGTCCTAATTTACGAGCTATAATACTAGGATTAAACGCTCCCACAATAGCTCCTTCAAGCTGCTGAGTTTCGATTATATTTTCTATGCGTGATACGACTTCGGAAAATGCTTCATATTTTTGGCTTGATTTAAACTCACTCCAATATCCATTATTCGCTCCTATATAGAACAGAAACCCAGATAATGTATACGGTCGTTGAGTTGGGCTATCCTCTTTTTCTTTGATTTTCCCTTTAGTCTTATTTTTAACAACACGCCAAGGGTTATCGTCACACCATTGAAAATATTCACAAGCAGCCTCCCACATCAAATCAGGTGTAGAAAACAACGTATCTCGGCCATGTTTACTATGTAATTTCCAAAATTGATTTCCCTTAGGTGCTGCCATATATAAAAAAATACCTTTGAACTACTGCTATTCGTCCAAAGGTACTACTACAACCAAAGATAACAAAATATCTTCATTTTTTATATGTGACATTAGTAATTAGGTCACAATTTAATAGAAGCCAACCTGTTTTTTCAAATCCCATTAATTGATTAGTCCTTTAATTTTTAATCTATTTATTATTTCGGTGTAAAGATAATTTATATCTGTTCGATAATCTTTATAATTGTTATAGTTAAACATGACATTGACGTAAAGATTAGAAATTCCAGTAGGAGATTTAAACCCTAAAATACGAGCAAGTATATCCCGGATCCCCTTTACTATTTTACCACCAGCCAATGTACTAGGCGAATACAGAAACAGAATTATAAATATAAACTTTTGCCGGAAACAAGAACTAGCTCTCCTTTGAGATAATCCACAATTCCCAACGATTTCACAATACCACTTAAATATTATAGGTATAATATTTAAATCAGACAAAATAGGTTTAACTAATTCTTGTTCTCTTTCAGAAAGCCTTGATTTTTGTTCTCTTATAGATTTTAATTCTGATATTGCTGAAAATTCCTTCACCATAACACGATTAATTTAAAAGAAAATAGTATATTTGCATCATAATCGTGTAAGGAAGAGCTGATTCATGGTCGTGCGTGGGTTGGCTCTTTTTCATTCTTCCCCATTCGTCTGCACGAATGGTTTCTTTTCCAAATCATAGCAGGTGATATATACCCGTTTCCCATTGGCATCACATAGAGCAAGGGCATATCCTTTCTCTAGTATTTTAACCGGCTGATTGTCGCAATAGACAGTACTTCCAACCGGAACTCTTGTAAAATGATGTACTATCATTTGATTATCTATAGTTTGTTAGTGTGAAGAAAAGGGGACCACCCGATTAAGAATGCCCCCGAAATTGGTTACTTTATATAGTTTTCTCATAATCATATAAGTTTTAATGCTTCCTGTAATCCTGCCTCAAGTGCTTCTTCGTAGCTATCCCATTCCCCTCCGTCATTTGTTCCTTTATAAGCAGAACTGGCTATATGAGTTCCATTGTCAGCTTTAGATATTTCGTATCCATAGCCACAGGCACAGTTGTATATACATATATGAATATTTTTGGTTTCACGAAGCCACTTTTGTGCAACGGATTGCGGAGGAACGGATAAAAATTTGTAACAATGTAGCAAAGTGGAAACATCTATAATATATTTTCTTCCTAAAAATCCTTTCTCTTTCAACAGTTCCGCTGTTTCTAATGTTACAAGTTCTTCGGTCATGACTATTTTATTTTAGGTTTTTCATTGTGCTCTTTGGCATTTTTAGCTTTTTCACACGCTTGTCTTTTCATAGCTGTAGGACAATCACAATTCCCACATCTATCATTATACCAACAACAATATTCACACTGGTGCATCGTTCATTTCTCCTTTTTTAACGAAACATTTCTATTACTACTTTATTTTCTGAGTCTCCATCATCAGGATGTACATCAGTAAAATCAATGACGGAAAAATCATATAAATCTGGGTGGTATTCAGTTTGATAATCTCCTGTATTCATTACGATATTTATTTCAGCATCTTTATTGGCAACTAACATTAATTCGTTAATCATATCTTGGACAGTAATTATTCTCTTCATTGTTCCTCCTTTGTTTTAAAATGTTCAATTAGTTCGTCTACAGTAGCCTTGTGATAATTGTCAATCTCAAAATCATTAGGCATCCCATAGAAATCCATTCCAGACAAACCTCCATCAGAGCCATCCCGGTATATACCCCAATCGCCATTACCATTAGTGAATAGTTGGTTGTTGTCTGTATCATCCCTTAATGCAGCAATAGCCAAGAAAAGTTCTTCGTTGGTTCCGCAATCAATGCAATCTGCAAAATCCCATATACTTCCAAACATCCATTGACTAATACAATCAAATCCATCGTATACTACGCCAATACAATCATAGAAATATAAATTACGATTTTTATATCCCAACTCCTCCAACTTCTTCCGAAGTTCCGGTGTATTTTTGCGTATAAAGCACGGTGTTGTAAATCCCATAGTTATTCCTCCTTCTCTATTTTTACTTTTCCGCGGTTAACAAAACCATCACAGCTCATCAAAGCACAAAGACAGATGGAATATTCTTCCTTTTCTGACTTACTGCAAATGCGCAACAGTGAGCATTGGTTGCATGGGACATTTTCACTCGTCATCTCATGCAGTAATCCATCTATTATTATTCCGTTCTTTACTTCCATTTTCAGTCTCCTTTCTCTTTAATTCGTTCAAGTACATCCCTGTTGGCTTCGAGTATCTCATCAAAAGAAGGGATAGGAAGCCAATGGGTAATGCCTAATCTTTCTTTACCAACATTTGCTCCAGTTTCCCATTCACCCAAAGATGAAAGCTGGCAAATAAGGAAGCCATAAGCCCCTCTTGTCAGAACCACTGTATTATTTTCCGGCAACCGTTCCTTAACACTTATCCAAGGAGATTGCTTTGACTGCCATTCAGCACCGGATTTGAAAATATCTACTACTCTTGGTCTGAATATATCTTTTGCCAAATGATTTTTGTATCTTTCGTAATATTCCTTTGCCGCTTCTTCTAACTTCTGTTTCATATCTTTCTTGAAGGTTTATTAATTACCAAGTCGCACTCAGGTGCCCATCCTAAAGATTTCGCACCATCCCATACATTGTATAACCATTCATCCACATACCCCTTTTGTAGATTAAAATTAGAATGATGGAGGTTAATTATCTCAACCTCGTTGCCAATCTTAGATTTATCTGGGTGATTGGCTATTTTTACTCTTTCTCCAATTCTAAATTTAGCTTTCATTACTTCCGTTTTTTAGTTGGTATATAAATTGGGGATGCTTTCCCTTTATTGTTTTTATTTATGCCATTCATTTGTTCAACCACCTTTTGATTAAAGATGATTGAACTGGCAAGTCCTTTGATACTCTTTCCCATATTAGTTCCTTTCTATATCTGTTTGTTACAAGTTAATTTTTTTCCCCCTTTTTTGCGTCTACGTTGAAAATCCAACATAGATTTTTCCCTAACATTAAGAGCACGTGACATTTTAATAAAAGTCCATATTGTCAAAATAAATACAATGACAGATGAAATACCTCCGACAATTATATATGTACGTACTAATCCCGTCAATCCGGATTGATTCAAATAGTCAATAAGTTCTTCCATAATCAATCTCCTTTCTCTTTAATCCGCTCCAATACATCCTTGTTGGTTCAATAGCTCACTAATGTTATCTATGACTTCCCCATCTGTCAACGTATCATCCAAGATGATAGATTTAATCTGATTTGAAAGCCATGATGTGCCATTTTCAAAACCAAGAGCAATCATTCCCTTAATATCGGAAACGCCATTAGGAACTCCGTTTGCTCCGAATGAATCAATTACTGATTCTGCATATTCTCTTGCTGCTTCTTCTAACTTCTGTTTCATATCTATATCGTTTTGAGGGTTATTTAATTTTTAAGAAGTTGCTCATTCGCTCAATGCATCTTTGTTTCTGATTGATATTGGGATGCACATATAAATTGAGTGTGGTAGCGATATTCGAATGTCCAAGAATTACACTCACTGTCTTATAATCGCATTGACTTTCAATGCATCTGGTAGCAAATGTATGCCGGAGTCCATGAAACACAATGTGCGGAATATTCAGACGCTTCAAGAGCCGGGCAAAGAAATCACGGTAAGAACGGGGATCTTCCGGACGTTCTGATGTTCCTACTACAAATCGGGACGGAGATATTTTCTTTACTTCCTTCAAGGCAAAGAGAAGCTGTCTTGAGATAGGTATCTCCCGGTATGAATTTCGTGTTTTGGGGAAAGTAAAAGTCCTTTCCGTAGTTCTTGATTCGCAGTTGTATATCCTTCCTGCTGTATAACTAATGGTGATTACCTTCTGTCTGAAATCCACATCTTCCCATCGCAGGGCACACACCTCTCCAATCCTCATGCCGGTACACAGAGACAGCAGAATGCCTATATTCTTAGGAGTTGGGGATTCGGTGAGATGGCTCATCAGTATCTGTTGATGGTTTAAGGACAAAGTAGGCAAACGGTGAGATTCGGTATCTGTAGGATAGTTTATCTCCCACTCCTCATAAGGGAATAACTTATGTTTCCCACCATACTTGACTATAGATTTCAGCACCGCCACAATATCCCTTACGGTTTTTTTAGCAAGACCAGAGGAAAGCTTGTGGAGAACAAATTTCTGAACGTCGCTTTCCGATATAGCTGTCGCCGTCCCAAAATATGGGAGTAAATGGGTTTGAAGGGTAAGCATATACGCGCACATCGTGGCATGCTTTATGATAGGTCGCTTCGCAGCACTCCAAATCCTGGCGACTTCTTGAAATGTTTTAGTATTCATTTCTGTTCTGATTTACATTAATTCAATTATAACCTTTTTAAAATTAACATATAAAGGCATTTCTGACATGCCCCCATTGTAATCCAACTGCCTTAAAGAGGGAACAACCTCTCCGTTATCATCAATCTCATAATCTGCAATATAGGCTAACTTCTTCGCTTCGGGGACCAATATCCTTTCATTGCTCAAAAGAGAAAACCTTTCATGAGCCGGGACTGTTATACAGACCTTGCTTCCAATAGGGAATCCTTGGTTGGATTCAATGTATTCCTTTTCCAACTGCTCCTTTTCGCCATTCAATTCTTTTAACTTTAAATCGATGGCGTCTCTTTTGCTCAGAAATTCTTCCTTATTCATTTTTTTGTCATTCTAATTGATTCTAACATACTTACCTGCTATATTACAAGTCCTTAATATCTCCGCATTATCCTCGCCAAAAGCGATTAAGATGGAACCACAACCGGGTGAATCTCCACGAGTCCCGTCCGGGCGAAAGAAACGAATCCTATTGCGCAAAAACTTCATCGCCGTTGCTTCTTCGAAAATTATGTCTTGAAACATCCTTGAGTCGCAACGATTGAAAAGTAAAGCGATACCGTTTCCATGCTCTGCCATTCTGCTGATGAATTTTTCAATTAGAGGTCGGGAATAAGGCGGGTTTAGCCATACACGGCCTTTCCATTCCTGTTTTAACCCATCGACGCTTTTATTATACATCACCTTAGCTGTTTGCCATAGTGGGTTGACCGGGGCACACGGATCTAAATCAAATTCACCCAACGCATCTATAATCTCCTTCGGTGTATACCATTCATCGGTAGCGCATGCTGACCGCTCAAATTGTGTATTCATACCTGATCTGTTTTACTCTAATTGATTTAAAATTTCTCTTTGAATAATCTCCTTTGCACTGAAACCGAATAAACCTTTCTTTTGCTCGTGAAATTCCGCAATAGGTATTTCGTTAATGTAGTAATAGAAAGCTTCGTAGCCATCCGCAAAATTGCGAGCAAGGAAACCATTTGGATGAGTGCTCATATACCTCTCAACGGCTACTATCATTCTACGAGCATAGCCGGGGAATATTTTAAATTCTAGCTGCATTTGCCTAGAATTGCAGAGCGGGCAACCTACGCAACCATGCCGAGAAAGGTTATATGGAGCATCGTAATATTTCGAATATGGCAAACCGCGCTTACGAATGTAATTCCAGACATCTTCTTCTGTCCATGTAAGGATAGGAAGAATATGCTTTGCGCCTTTCATCCATTTTCTTGTATCACACTGCTCCGGCTCATAATCTTTTCGATTTCTACTTTCGGCAGCTCTCATTCCTTCAATGCTTCGCTTACCAATTCCATATCGCTCTTTCAATTCCTCGCAGCAGAACCGACGTAAACGAGATGGAAAACCTTTTTCCTCAATCAGCTTAAAAAAAGATTTCTTTGGGTGAATTATCCTCACTTGCGGATAGTTTCTCTTTATAAAGCTAATCGTGCCCGGTGGATCTACTGTGGTGTTGGCGTAAATCGCATTATACTTAATGCCTGCACGCTCAGCAAGGTCAAGTATAACTACACTATCCTTACCTCCGGAGAATCCGAGTGATAGCAGATCGTCACGCTCCATACTACGAAGAAAGTCGATCGCTTGCTGCTCTTTCTTGTTCATTTCTGATCTGTTTTACTCTAATTGTTTATCGAAAATCTTAATACATTCAAATAAATAGTGCGCAATTATAGGTTGTACTGCATTGCCTATACACTCCGTTCTGTCCACCCTATCGGGAAGTTCATTAGACTTTCCAGCAAATCGGGGTGAGGGTATTGACTGTCTTGTTCTCCATCCCGGATATACTCGTGTATATTGCCCCGATAGGTAGGGCTTCCGAAATATCGATTCTTGGGTGCTCCTTTTGCCGTTGACTTCACAGGAGTAGGCAATACAATATAATCGCTCCCGACCCTGTTGTATACCAAAGTCGGTGCCTGATAAACATTGCCATTCTGCATCATACCCGATTTCGGAAAGGTCGCATAAGACCCGTTCAAATCCCCGAATAAGGAGCATTGGACTGTTCTCAATGATGATGTATTTAGGTCTAACTTCCCGTATAACTCGGTACATTTCAGTCCATAAGCCACTTCTTTCACCGACAATTCCGACACCTTTTCCAGCAACGCTGATGTCTTGGCAAGGGAATCCACCGCTGATGATGTCAACAAATGTTGGATTTGAATACGTTCTAATATCTCTGTTGATTTCATGGTTTTCTCCAAAATTTTTTTTGATTATACTTGCTTGATAGTCTTCATATTCGCAGCTCCAAAGTGTTTTTATTCCGGCAAACGCTGCACCCAAGCCGAAACCTTCTATCCCACTAAACAGAGAGCCATGAGTCAATTTACTTTGCTTCATCTCTATATTTTATTGAATATTCTGATTAATGTAATCCACAATCTTTTCCAATCTACTTGAAGAAAACAAATGATTATTAAGCGTTCGCTTGCCTTCTTTCCATTCGTGAAATAATTGATAATATGGTGGATTGAGTGTCCGGTCAACCTTTATACGATATTGATTAGTGCCATATTCAGTTATAAGATTCTCAATATATTCGTCCGAATTTTCTAAATCAGTAACAAATACCATCTTATCAGTAGTAAGTATCATCTTTTAGTTCCTTTCTAATTCGTTTTGAATTATTCATCTTGAAAATCGTCAATCTCAAACTCCCAATCCATTGCATCCTCTTGTCGGATATTATCTAATAACCATTCATTTGCATTTTCAAGCTCATCATCCCCTTCAGGTACATACCCACCTTCATCATAAGCTTTAGCTAATTCATCATAAACTTTGTCAGGGACTTCAACATCACTAAGTCCAACTCTATAAGTTACCTTGATTGTTAAATCTTTAATCTTCTTCATTTCTATATTGTTTTGAGGGTTATTCACTATCGTATTCTGACATGATTTCCAAAATATTGCTTTGTATATTTTCATCAGTTAACATGTGCTCAACTAATTTTTTTTGCTGCGAGGGTGTGGCTATAATACACTTCACTATTTTATTGCTATCGGTAGCCATTATTATAATTCCACCTTCGCGAGTCTTAGGTAGGCGTACTGCTATTTCTTTAGCAAATGCCTCTACGTCTTGAATAAATTGACATTCCATATTAGTTCCTTTCTTTCTCGATTTTAATTAATTACTTCCACTAAGCCTCCTTAAGCTGTCCATTGACTAGCATATACCATGTGTCAGCCTTAACCTTTTCCCCGTCAACTTCAAACGCCTTGACCTCCTTAATCGGGTAGGTATCACCGCTCCATCTCCCACGCTCTGCGAGGACTATCCAGCAACCTATAGCTCCCTTAGCCTTACACCTGTATCCGGCTGCAAGAGCAATGCTATCCTTGCCGGTAGCTGATGCAGCACCTTGGTCGCCAGTGGCTGAAGCTGTACCTCGGTAGCCGGTGGCTGAAGCTGCACCTTGGTAGCCGGTGGCTGATGCAGCACCTTGGTCGCCGGTGGCTGAAGCTGCACCTCGGTCGCCGGTGGCTGAAGCTGTACCTCGGTAGCCGGTGGCTGATGCAGCACCTTGGTCGCCGGTGGCTGAAGCTGCACCTTGGTAGCCGGTGGCTGAAGCTGCACCTTGGTAGCCGGTGGCTGATGCAGCACCTTG